GGGGGGACGAAGCGGACGGTGATCGAGGGCGTCGTGCCTGCGTTCTTGCCCCGCGATGGTGTAGAGATTGCCACCATGTCGAACGCGCTGCCCTGCGGCCCGTCACCACCCATCCCGTAGAGGGCATGATCACCACCCGAAGACGGAGGCGGCAGGTCTGAGATGGTCGTGTCTCCCATCACGCCGAAGGCCGTGTCTACATACACAGCGGCGTCGTACTCAACGGCGGTGATCTCGCGCTGCATGGTCATCGGGTCAACGGTGATCTCCTGGACAACGAGATCCTCCACGCTGGCATCGAGCTTGCCGAAGGAATACACGTCGCCAGCCTTCGGAATGAACTGCGGTGGGGCTGTAACATTCAACGCCGTCCGTGCCGTCTTGGTCGCATCGCCCGATGTCGGCAGTTCAGATTCAGCAAGGTACACGCGCTCAGTCGCATCGGAGGACGTCACCGTGTCGAGCGCATCTGATGAACGCACGAATATCTCGTAAGACTCACCCGCCGTAACAGTCACATCCCGGTCTAGCTGGATGTTGCCGCCCTCCGTCCAAGGGGTGACCGTGGAGCCGTCCGAGTTGGGGTTGTAGAGCGGACCCCAGGCGAGCGTCCCCCGGTGGGTGGTGTGGTTGATGAAGAAGTTGGTCGCTGCTGTTTTCGTCACGGCACTCGCCGCACCATGAACCCGGAAGCCCCAGACATCCAGCAGCGCGTTGCCCCCGGTGCTTCCAGCGACACGGAACTCGCAGTAGAGCGTGGAGAAGTCCGTGTCCGTGGAGAATGCCACGTCGATCTGATACCAGTCCGAATCGTCTGCCACACTCGTCTGACGCACCTTGGCGATCTGCGATAGCAGTTCCGTCTGCACGGCTCCGCTCTCGACTTCGGCGTAGGTGATAGTTCCAGCACCGCTTGGTGTGATCGTCCAGGAGGCTTGGTTCCCCGAGTACAGGCCGTTGACCACGGTGGACTGCGTAGCCATGCGGAAGTACCCCGTTTTGTTGGAGGCCACATTGTCCGGGGAGACCCGCAGGTAGAAGGTGGCACAGATCGGCTCGTCGGTCATATCCCCGGCACCGTCAACTCCAGGCCAGTTGACGGGCAGCGTGATCGCTTGCTGAATGGCGGGGTACAAGACAGATCCTAATGCCCCGGTCTGCGAGTTCGTGACCTCGATGACGTTGCCCCACTTGGCAGCAAGCGCACCTGTGCCCGTGGGATAGAACGGAGGGGCGACCGCCGTGTTGTGCGCGATGGCGTTGGTGTCTTCGTCGTCGTTCACCTTCGTCCATGCTGTCGAACCGCTCACGAGTCCCGTCAGGCTTGTCGGGTCTCCGAACTGCAAGAGGTTACTGCCACGACCGTTCGGTGATGGCTTGAATGTACCTTGGTTCTGCCCGTCGAAGGCGTAGTAGAAACGCGCCTGGATGTAGTCGCCAACGGCAGCAGCACCACCGCCTCCAGTTCCATCGTTATCGTAGAAGACCGTGGCTCGGTACCACCCGGAGCCGAGCCCGGTGTTGTTGATGTCGTAGGTCATGCCAAAAGGCGTCGAGCCCGCGCCGCTGAACCTCTTGAAGACGAGAGCCCCCGCGCCGTTCCACTCGAAATGTGCCGACTTCGTCGCGAGTACATTGTCGCCGTCCTCGTCCACGAACAGGAAGACATTGAGGCTGATCTCAGGACTCGCGCCTGTCGCGGGCTGCTTCACATAGATCGACCATTCCTTCATCTGCTCCGTGAAGTCGATCCTATCGAGCGGCCCCAGCGGAACATTCCCACCCTGCCCCGGATACAGGCTGCTGGCTGTCGTCACGAACTGCGAGGCCCATGTCGTCGTGGCGTTGAAGCCGCCGCGCCCAACTTCCCCAGCCGAGGTTATCACGCCAGACGCCGAAGATGTCGGCAGCGAGTACATCAGCGCGGTGCCTGTCGTGTAGCCAGTCACCGCAGGGGCGGTGGAGTCTGCAATGACGAGTGCGCTGAAGCTATTCGCCGACGAGCCGCCGTTCTGATTCCACTCGGCGACGAGGCCCCCCGCGCCAGGGTGGAGGTTCAGCACCACGAAGTCGGCGGGGAGCCGCCCCGAGTAGCCGTACTGGGGGACATCGTGCGAGAGCAGGATGCGGTCCCCCGGCAGAAGGTTCAGCGCGTCAGGACCGACCGAGAACTTGGCGCGTCTTCGCAGGAGGTTGTAGCGATTCAGGCGGTAGTACGAATCGCGGATAGCCTGTGATCGGCGCGTGACCCCTAGAAGCCTAGTTCGCTCCTTGCGTACCTGCCCAAAGGCGGTCGGATCTTGGATGGAGTCGTGATCGACGAGGACCGTTCGCCGCTCGTAGCCATGTTGGGAGTCGAGGATCTCGGTCTCGATTGAGTTCGGGTTCCCTTCAGGAGACAAGAAGGAGAGTTCCAAGCTGCCCTCGACCACGTTCGCCATCGTGAACAGCGCGACCGGATCTCGGGGGCGATCCCAGACGGGGATGATCTTGCGCCCTGCTTTCACAGGCATCGCTCGCCCTGTTTGGAAGGCGTCGATGACCGCATCCCACCCGGACTCCTTCTTCTGATCGAATACCCCGTCGAAGGTACAGCGTTTCTCGTACCCGCCAGCAGTCCCGAGCGTGGTCAGACCGAGGTCGTCTGCCACAAACTCGTCGCCCGTGCTGACGCTCCCAGGCCAGATCGGCTCGCCTCCTGAATCAAGCCGATTCCACTCACAGATGACCTCCAAGTAGCCGTTCCAACCATGCGAGGCGACTGTGCTTGAATCATCAAGCGTGGTCGAGCCGTCCTTGAATACCATCGAGTCCACGCGCAGCCTATTCGATGCGAGGTTCGTGCCGTCGAGCGTGTCGTTCGCCGTCACCCAGCCAGCGTCGATTCCGTCAGCCGTCACCGTCGCGATGGACATGAGATAGCCGATCTTCCACGTGTCAGGGACCGCCTGCTGCAAGACATCGCTGGTGTCCACCATGCCGAAGCGCAGGACGACATAGTAGCCAACCGGATTGGTGGTCTGGTAGAGGGCCTTGATCGAGAAGAGGTTGAGTTGACCGAAGGCATCGGGCACTCCCTCATCGCAGAATTGCGCCCACTCATAGAACTGCCGCAGCGCGATGTTCTCGTAGGTGCCGTTCGGCGCGAACACAGAGCCCATCCCGTAGATGCTGCTGGTGAGCATATCCATCGTGACCCAGGCCGGATTGTTCGACCATTCATAGGAGAACGCCGGGAAGACCTCGCTGCCGCCATCCCAGACATTCACCTTCTTGCCGTGGCATAGGACGGTGATGTTGGGAGTGTTGGAGTTGATCTGGTCGGTGGCTTGGATGCTCGTCGCCAGGACTGCGACCGAGGGGTACACGTACGGCTGCGTGGCCCAGGTCGTGATCGCGTCGATGGTGGTCTCGCTCTGTCGACTGGAGCCCTGGTAGGTGGGGGCTTCCTTGAAGACCTCGACATGGTAGTAGTCCTTGGCGACGGTGCCCGCCCCAGCGGTGTAGATCGGGCCTCCGCTTGACTTCACCGTTGCGGAGACGTCTTCGATGTACAGCGCACCATTCGTAGAGTCAGTCGCGGTCGGGTAGGCGAAGTTCTTGTAGTAGTTCGTGTTGACCACATCGGCGGCATCGAAGGGGCAGCACACGCGCAGATTTATGTCGTCCTGCATGGAGCGAATGTCGAAGATCCGGTTTCCGAACGGGTCCGAGTTGAACCATGCAAGGAAGGCCCAGGGTGCCACCCCACCAGGGAGGATGCCGTCGTAGAGGAGGTACTGGGCGATGTATCCACGGGACTCGCGCTGCACCTCAGAACCTACCCTGTCTGCGAGGCCGCCGATCTTGAATCCGTTATTCCCCCCTGAGGTAGCCCTGAACTGCGGAGGAACATGGGTGTAGGTGGGGGACCCCGTTTTCCACAAGAAGCCGGGACCAGTTCCGTTGTAGTCGTACTCGGGGAGCCTTGGTGCGCCGTCCTCATCCACGAAGCTCATAAAGAACTCCCCCTCTTCGCCCAGGATCATAGGTGTCTCAACCCCGTCTATGATGGCGGTCCACTTGCCGCTGCCGCTGCCGTCTTCTGCCCAGTTCGTGCCGTCATATTCGAGCGCTAGGTGCATCCACCCGTACTTCGGGAATAGCGAGTCGTTCATGTTGCTGATGTTGCCGATCGGGTATTCCGATCGCCACCAACTCGTCGCACTCTTGCTGTTGCGCTTCTCCGATGAGTACACGACGAGAAACACATCGTTCTTGGTTCCCCTAATGATGCCAGTCGGGTCTATTCGGATACAGACTCCCAGGAACGCCTCATTGTTCGAGAAGGCACTGGGAGTGTTGTTATGCCCGAACCCCGTCCAGTACCGATCCTGCGCTGAGATGCTGTCTTCGGCGTTCGACCACGATAGCAGCCAAGTGTTCCATGCGTACTTCGGCGAAAGAAGACGGAACCAACAGGCGAGGGTGAACTGGAGGTCTGTATCAAACCCGCTGCTGCCGCACCGGAACTTGGTCGCCATGCCCGTAGCATTCTGCGAATACACCCTGTCGTTGGTGTCGCTCATCGTCCACGCATACCCCTGCTGGATCGGCGCGATGTAGGTATCGGGATCGGTGAGCGTGAACGGGACATCGACGGAGAAGGGGGAACTGTTGTTCGCCGTCACCTTCACCTCCGGCAGAATCACCACGCTCCCTGTCACCGTATCCGTGGCGTCTGTCTTCCAGTACTGGATGCGAACTATTGCACTCTGGTTGATGTACCCCCCGTTGCTGTTTTGGTTGAAGAGGCCCTTGGCCCAGAGAGCTTGCACGTTGCAGATGTCGGCCTTCGTCCCGAGGAACTGGGAGATGTACTGCGTAGCGTCGGCTTCCACGATCCTGTTCGCGTAGGTTACGGTTCCCGGCGGGTAGTCGCCCTTGTCGATGTCTTCTGTGCCGTAGAGAATGACGAAGGCTAGATCGTAGGTCACACCCGCATCGGTGACAGGGAGACTGCCTGCGCCGAGCAATCCCTGGATCGGCTCCTGAGTGTTTCCTCCAGTTCGCCACTCAAGGACAACGGCGATGTGCTTCCCGTCGATGCCGTTGATCTGCAATCCGATCTTGTCTGCGAGATACCCCTGGTAGTCCGTCACGGTGGAGAAGGTCGCGGTGTCGAAGACGTCTGCCTGGAACTCGCCGAGCCCAAGAATCGGGCCGTGACTGAGCGCATACATCGAGTGCAGATTCTCCGACCTGCCCTGAACGAATGACGCACCATTGCTGGCGAATGAGTGCGTCCCCGTCACGCTCTGGTTGATGCACGGAGCCGCCACGCGCATCGTGCCGTACACCACGGGGAGCGGGTCGCCTTCAGGTCTGTAGGCGTTCCTGAAACCGTAGTATCCGTATGTGGCCGAGCCGAGGTTGTCTTCGACCTGATCCTCTTTGGGCATCAACGACTTGACGATTGCGCCCGTGACCGCCGCGACGACGATTGCCATGACGATGTAGGGGATCGCAGGGCCAGTCGGAGGCGTGGCGACGTGAACGAAGTCGCCATCGCTCAGGAGCGGATCATCATCCACAACGAGCTTGCCGTTGTGCCACGCCACGACCGGGCTGCCCAGACATTCAGGCGTCACATCGGAAACCCGCGCACCGGGTGAATACGGAACAGGCTCCTGCTGCCTGCGTGTCGGATCGAAGATGTCCTCGTAGATGATGAGGCTGATCATTCGGACTGCTCCTTCAAGCGGTACACGCCCGTCACTTCGCCGATCATGTGGCGGCGAATGGCGACGACCCCGTGGTTGTGCGAAGCGGTGAGGAATGTCCCACGCTCCGACTCCACCAGAATGTAGAGGTGGCGAGCGATGCCATTCTCGTCCTCCGCGAGAACGATGTCGCCATTCTGTCTAGCATCTGCGGCGGTCCTTCCTATGCAATCAAACTCGTCTTCCAGGTAGCCGAAGTAGGAGGCCATCTCGTCATTCTCTCCCGCGCTCGAAGCCATGCGGAAGGGGTTGGTAGAGGGAGGGGTCGCGCCTGTTCGGCGCAGAACTTCCTCGGCCACGGTCGAGCAGTCCATACCCGACCCGTCAACCCCGTGAAGCCTCCAAGGCGTCCCCAGTAAGTCGTGCCACTTGACCATCAGATCGAACCTCCCGTGGTCGGGGTGGGGATTCCAGGGAATCCACCGAAGCGATCCGGGTGGATGACCGTGGCCCCAGCAGCAGTCTCCGATGCGCCGTGAACCTCGCAACCGTTCGCGCCGTCGAGAGTCTTGTCACACCCAGAGAGGTAGTTCGCGTCTGCCGAGTCCACCGAATACCCACACCCCGAGGAGCGGTACTGATGACGGCAGGCGTGTCGCATCATGCGCTGGTCTGGGAAGTTTGTTTCGTAGAGAGATATGTCGCCAAGCTGGGCGGCTGCCGCTTCTCCAGTCACCGTCATGGTGAGAATCTTGAAGTCATGCTCCAAGATGGCTCTGTCGGTGGAGAGTGCCCCCATATTGGTGAGGATAATCCGAACGGGCTGGTCGATGAGCCCGCCATGAGATTCTAGGGTGCCGATGATCTCCCGCGAGACGTTCGAGGCCGTCATGGTGATCGACGGGAGATCCCCGGCGTTCGTTTCGCGCATGACCGAGTGAACGATGGGGAAGGGGGAGTATACATTCCCCCGGAAGGTGACGGCCTCCGGGGTGCGTACAAAGCGGTAGCGAGTCGGCGGGTCTGTCGGGACTCCGATCTCGTAGAGCCACACCCATTGCTGCCCGGTGGCGAGCAGGTTCTTCTCAAGCATGAAGAACGCATCGACTCCTCCTTGTGGGCTCATGCGACGAGCCTCTCTTCAACGGTGAACGATATGTCGTAGACCTGCGGCCCGATCTCCTGGCTCTGCAAAGTGTCTTCGCTGAACCACCCCGCGACTGTTTCCTTGGTCGTCTCCGTAAGGGGCACGGGCACCACGAAATCGAAGGGGATCTCAGGGCCGTTGTGGCTATTGAAGAATGCCTGAAGCGACTGGAAGAGTGCGAGGTCTGCGGCCTTGACCGTGACACGCCAGCGGCGGCGAGGCTTGGAGGTGGATGGGCTCGTGTAGGTATGACCCGATGCGAACGGCACCCGATAGATCGACTGGGTACTGTCTACCGTGACGGCGACCTCGACATCCCACACGCCGCTGCCCGAGATCGCGAGCGCACCGGAGACTGCATTCAGGGAGCCAACAGCGGTCCCTTCTCCGCTGACGGGGATCGACGCCTGGGAGTCAGGGTCGTCATCAACGGGGTCGGCGGTGAGAGTGCCTTCGACCCAGTTCTTGAACTTCATCGGGACGAACTGCTGCGTGGCCCCGGAATACTCAGGCAGCCACGAAGCGAAGTGGAACCCCTCATGGAAGCCTCTATAGTGTGTCGGCCCAGGATGCGTAACA